AAACCAAAGGTCTCGGAGTCGGGACTGTTTGTGGAGTTGCCGCACAATGGAGCAAGAGTCACCCTGTACGGAGCAGACAACCCCGATTCCTTCCGGGGCCTCTACTTTGATGGCGTTGTTCTTGACGAGTATGGAAACATGCGACCATCTGTCTGGTCGGAAGTCCTGCTCCCCACCCTACTGGACAGGCGAGGGTGGGCGGTGTTCATGGGTACGCCTAACGGACCGAATCACTTCCGTGACCTCTGGGAGCTGAGGGCGAACGACTCCAGATGGTATACGATCTCCCTCCCCTACCAGAAAACGGGTGTCCTGACTCCCGAGGACATCGAGTCCTTGCGGGAGCTGATGACGGACGACGAGTTTCAGCAGGAAATGGAGTGCTCCTTCCAGGCGAGCACGCGAGGCGCGTATTTCAGCAAGGAGATCGCAAGTGCTGAAAACAATGGACGGATCGGCGATCATGTGGTTTTCGATAGGTCTCCTCTGCATTTTAGCCTTGACTTGGGTATTCGCGATGACACAAGCGGCTGGGGCTGGCAGGAGCGTGTGGATCGATATGCCATGCAGGTCTCTTTCGCTGCAAACAGCGAATCCATCGAGCACTACGTCAAGCTCATCAACGGATTCTGCACCGAGTATTCCGTGCCTAGAGGAAAGATTTACCTCCCGCATGACGCGCGTGCTCGCAGCCTTCAGACTGGAAGGACAATGGTCGAGCAGCTCATTGATCTTGACGTTTTCCCGGACATAGTCCCCCGACAGAAGGTTCAGGATGGCATATCAGCCGCTCGACTCATTTTTCGTGATGTTGAATTCCATGCAACAAGATGCGTTGATGGAATACGAGCGCTCAAGTCGTATCATCGAGAATATGACGAGGACACCAAGTCGTTTAAGAACGAACCCGTTCACGACTGGGCTTCTCACTACGCTGATGCTTACCGTGGGTTCGCTCTGGTTAGCGAACGTAAGCACATCAACACTCCGCTCACCAAGGAAGAAGTCTTTGAAAAGGCCCGCGAAAAGGAAGCACAGGGAAGTCATTACGCTTTCTGCCTCGAGGATCTCTGGAAACACGGGTCTCCCCGCTCACGAAGCGTGATCAACTAGGACAATGATGGACACTGCATCCAACGTATCTACCACGAAATACACGAAAGAGTGGTGGTCGAATCAGTTGATCAAGGACGAGAAGCGTCTTAAGGACGACTGGTGGACGAGCGCGGACCAAATCGTCAAGCACTACAAGTCCAAGAAGAAGAGCGATGGGGAGACAACGTATCTCTACAACGTCTTCTGGGCGAACGTGGGCGTTTTGAAGGCGGCGCTGTTCGCTCGCCCCCCGAAGCCGATGGTGTCGAGGATCTGGGCTGATCAAGGGGACCAAGTTGCGCGTGTCGCCGCCTTGATTCTGCAGCGGTGCCTGACGTACGACTTCATCAAGAACAACTGCCCGATGATGGACGCCATCCAGCTGGCAGTCGAGGACAGGCTTATCCCAGGAGCGGGCCTAATTTGGCTTCGGTACGAGTGCGAAACTGAGGAAGTGAGCATCCCGGGGCCGGAGGGCAGCGAGCCCGTGAAGATGGAGATGATCAAGGAAGAGGAAGTGGCGTGCGATTACGTCCACTGGCGCGACATCATCTTCCCCAGCGCTCGTACCGCGAAGGAAGTCTGGTACGTCTCGCGCAAGATCTACATGGAGACGGAGAAGTTCGAGAAGCAATTCAACGTGACTATGGGCCGGAGTGATTCCGCGGCCTCGAACGACCCGGACAAGGTGCTCCCGAAGAATTTCGCACGCGGGAAGGTGTGCGTGAACGAGATTTGGTGCAAGACGACGAACAAAGTCTACTGGACTTGCAACGAGAAGTCGGATTTCTTCAAGTCGAAGGACGATTTCCTGAAGTTGGACGGCTTCTACCCGTGCCCCGACCTGTTGATGGCGACGCACACGACCGACGACTACATGCCTCGCCCTGATTACACGATGATGCGTGATCAGTACGACGAAATCACGGAGTTGAACACCAGAATCACCATTCTGGAGCACGCTCTGCGCGTCGTGGGCGTCTACGACAAGAAAAACGCCGAAGTTCAGCGGATTTTGAGCGAATCCCGCGAAAACGACATGATTCCGGTCGAGAAGTGGGCCGTTCTCGCCGAAAGTGGCGGTCTCAAGGGAGTGGTCGACTGGTTCCCGGTGGATGTAGTCGCCGGAGTGCTGGAAAAGCTCCAAACGCAGTTCCAAATGAAGTTGCAGCAGCTTTTCGAGCTGTCTGGCATCTCTGACATCATGCGCGGCACGACAAATGCTCGCGAGACGCTCGGCGCGCAGGAGTTGAAGAGTCAATACAGCTCCGTACGACTGCAGTACGTTCAGGGCGAGGTCTCAAACTTCGTCCGCGAGGCGTTGATCATCAAGTCGCAGATCATCACGAAGCACTGTCAGCCGGAGACCATCAAGAAGTGGTCCAACATTGACTCCACCCCGGACGCGCAGTACGCCGATGCCGCAATCCAACTCCTACAGAGTTCGGAGATCAGCGAGTACAAGATCGACATCAACGAGGAAGGCCTCGCGCTCCCGGACTACAATCAGGAGAAGCAGGTTCGCATCGACTTCCTCACCACGATCGGCCAGTTCCTGTCTCAAGCCGCCCCCATCACCGCTGCCATCCCAGAATCTCTGCCGTACCTCGTGCAGATGATCCGCTGGGTTGCGGCCGGGATGCGCGGCAGCGACGAAATCCAAGGAGTGCTGGATCAGGCCATCGACATGCTGAACAAGAACCCGCAGCTCGGGAAGCCGCAGCCTCAGCAGCAGAAACCGCCTGACACGACATCCATCCCTGTCGCTCAGATCAAGGAGCAGGGAGCGACGCAGCGGGCGCAGATGAAGGAGGGCGCAGCCGCGCAGCGTACGAAGATGCAGGCGCAGATCGACGCCGGGCTCAATCAGCAATCGCATGACCTGCAACTTCGCAACGAGCAGGCTATCGCCAAGATCAAGGCTGGACACGACGCCAGCATGGTCATCCGCGAGGCTATGAATGATCAACAACAGGCCCACCATGAGTTTGTGCGTGGATTGATGACGCAGGCGAAGGACCACGAGCATGAGATGGCACTTCAGGCTGCCGCTCCTAAGCCGAAAGCCGCGTGAGGAGAGATCATGGCTATCTATTCATGGCTGTGTAAGTGTGGTCAAATTTCCGAAACCACTCAAAGCATCTCCTCCTACAGCGACCCGGCTACAAAACGAATTCCGTGGCACTGCAATGTTCCAATGGAGCGAATGCTCACCGTCAACGGGGCGAATGATGCACTATCAAACGCACTTGCCGGTGATCGTCACTACGACACTATCATGGCCCCAGACGGTGTCACTCGACTGGACACGCGCACGAAACATCGAGAATACATGCGTCGCCACGGATTAACCATCGCGGACGACTACAAGAACGAATGGGCTCATGCCGCGAAAGTGCGGGAGGAGCGCATGCGGGGAGCTGGCGACTCTAGGGCTCGCAAGCAAATCATTGAACGAGAATTTACAAAGGCAGAGCGGAAATGAGTGAAGAGACCCGTGCAGCGATGGAAGCTGCGTTCGACACGCACGCAACTGAGACCACAGATGGAGAAATCGAAGCCATTACGCCCGATTCTACGCCTTCCAGTGAAGGCGGAGACGAAGGAGACCTTGGAGCGTCTGGCAAGCTCCCCACCGGCGACTCCGCCGAGCTCTCAGAAGAGCCCGGAGCCAACGGTGAGCCCTCCGCCGCCCAGAGAGCCCGAGATGCGGCCGGTAAATTCACAAAGGGCGACAGTGATCGTCAACCGGTATCTAAGGATGGGAAGATCGCGAAAGACCCCCTAGCGGCGGACCCGACAGACAAGGCTCCTCAGTCGTGGAAGCCCACTGCACGCGAGGCATGGGGCAAGCTTCCCAAGGAGGCTCGTGAAGAGGTCCTGCGCCGCGAGAAGGACGTGGAGACCGTCTTTCGCCAGACCGCCGAGATGCGTCAGTACGCGGGCGCATCCACAAGACCTTGAGCCCCTACGACGCGATGATTCGTGCCGAGGGCGGCAATCACGTCACTGCGGTCGACAGCCTGCTCAAATCGGCCTATATTCTGCGTCAGGGTGACCCCCAGACGAAGTCG